TAGCCCGCGAGGTTGCCGTCAGGAGCCGTGGATTTCGACCAAGAGAGCGCCGGGGCGTTCTCGTAATATCCAGCGCCGGGCGAGGAAATAACGGGCGTGGTGGCCGTCAGGGCGCGATATACGGCATTCGATTCTTTCCAAGCAGATGTAAGGCCGGAGGAATCTTTCGCTCTGATTCGATACTTCCGATATGTGCCGCGATTCATTGTCGGCGCGTCGGTTGTGCTTCCAGACAACGCAGTCGAAGAAACGGATTCCAAGGCCGCATAGCTTGTATACGTTACGCCGTCAGAGCTGGTCGCGTATTGAATTTCATATCCGTTTACATTGGAATCTTCGTCCTTTGTGCCGCTCCATGAAAGCGTGATATTCCCGCTCTCGTATGAAGTCGGCGAAGCCGTGAATACCGTCGGAGCCGTGGGCGCTGTAATCCTGTAAAACGTCCCGGATGTTGCCCAGCTCGAAGCGATTCCTTTGTTTGTTACAGCGCGAACGCGGAATTTGAGCCTTGCAGAAACAGAGGAAGAAGCGAACGTCGAATCAATATTCGCGGAATTGTTTGTCGCGGTCTGTGTTGCTCCCCATGTGGAGCCGTTGTCGGTGCTGATCTGATATTGATAATAGGAGATCGCATCCGTACAAGAAACCGCGCCCCACGAAATTGTCGAAAGCGAGGTATACCCGCCCGCCGAAGGCGAGAGCGATCCGGGAGCCGAAGGCGTATAGGCGCGGTATGCGCTGCCGCTTTCCTTGCCGGAACTCGAATCGTAGTCTTCGCCAACTGCGCCCAGCGTCCAAACACGGAACTTTCGATATTTGCCGACCTCGGGCATATTGACGGTAATCGAATGGCTTGTCGCCGAAGTGGAATAAGAACCGTATTCGCCCCATCCGTTCCACGAAGAGCCGTCGGAACTGTCGGAGTATTGGACGAAATAGCCTCGAATACCGTTTGCCGTTCCGGCTGCTGCGCCGCTCCATGAAAGCGTGTTGGTTGCGCCCGTGGTCGTCGCCGCCGACAAAGAAACGGAAGTCGGCGCAGAGACGCGGCTCGGGAGAATGTACTCGACGACAACGCTTTGGGAACCTTTCAGAAAGATTTTGCTTCCGTTGTCAGAACAGGAAGCGGAAATCGCATAGATAGAATTCGCTTGATCTACGGTAAGGCCGTCGAAATCGAAATCGAATTGGCCGTTCGAGTAGTTGCTCGAATCCATCTTCACTTCACGGGAAGAGGAAACGCTTCCGCCGCTGAAATACAGCGTTGCCGTTACATCGTAGTAATTGGAATATGCAGTCGTCGAAAAGTTCAAAGTCGCCGTTACTTCGTCGATGATACCCGACGCGGAACCATAGCCGGAAAGCGAAACAGACGGCGAGGAATTGAGGCCGGTTGCGCCGCTAATGCTGCCGCTATAATTTACGGTCGCCATTTATGCGCCCTCCTTCATCAAACGTAGAAGCTGCCGACATACGGGGCAACGCGCACGATCGAAGCAATCGAGAGACCATCAATATTGATCTGATATAGCGCTTCCTGCCGCTTGTTTCCGCCGCTGGACAAATCCTCCTTCGTAAGCGTGGGCGCGGCTGCTGCGCCGGAAGAAGCCGCCGCCGTGCCTTTTACCACTTTGAAAACGTGCGTGTCCGCCGTATCGCCGCCGCCTCGAACAAACTCGGCGATAACAAGGTCTTTTCTGTAAAGGCCCTGAGTGCCGGATTCGACATTCAGGTCTTCATAGCTTCCGCCGGGAACGCAAACGAGATAGCCTTGATTGACAAAAGTTCCCGAAGAGAGGCGAACGGTATTATTATCAATCAGAGAACAGGCGAGCATATTGTCGCCTTCCGTGATGCCAGATTTCCCGAAAATGGCGCGGTAGACTTGCGCGTCATCTTCTGCGTAGATGTGCGGCGCGGCTGTCGACGGGGTGTAAATGGTGATTGCTTTCTGTGCCATGATTCAACCCACCTTCGTTTCGATTTTCTCGCCACTATCCGAAATGACGAGAGTTTTGTTCTTAACTGTTGCCGTAGTGATAAGGCCCGTCAAGCGATCGCGGGCCGAAATCTTGTCGCCCAGCTCGAGCGAGAGCGTTATTTCTGCCGTGTCCATGTCCACGGAGCGAAGAGGCGCATTTTCGGAGAGAAACTTCGTTGCGCCCTTTACAAGCTCTTCTTCGCTTTCTGCATTGGAATAGTCGTATATCGCGCAAAGGTCTTTCCGGCCACGATTTCCGGGATTGTCAGTTGTGATCGTTCCGTCATCAAGGCGGTAAACATGGATAACCTGCCGCTCGGTCAGCTCTCCACGCCCAAGCGCTATAACGTGATTGTAGGTCTCGAGGCCGCCGGAATTGCTCGTGAGATAGATTCCGTAGTCCTGAGAAAGCTCGACAAGCGAAGAATAGTCGGCGATCCTGCGGGCCGAAACGGTGGCTTTTCGCGTGATGTTGTTATACCCACACACAAGAGCAAGCCCGGCGGGATTGAACGTGTCTCCAATCGCCGTCAAAAGCTGGGCATATCTATACGAGCCGGAAACAATAGCCTCTGTGTCGGCGGAAGAAATCGCGAAGAAGTCCCCGAATTTATCGCCGAAAAGGATTTGGAGGGCGGCGTTTGCTTCGACGGCTGAAAGGGTGAGATACGCCGATCCTGCGGGCGGTTCAACGATCTTCCGGGCGAGCATTCCGCGCCACGTCGGGCCAGATAGCGTGATTTGTGCCGTCTTGGTCGAATGCTTAACGTGTTCGATCGGGCCGCCCCATTCACTATTGGGAATATACACGAAATGCCCTTCGCGGATCGGGGATGATTCCCAAACGCTTTCGTCCATCGTGAGCGCGAAAGAGTTTTTTTTGACCGTCGGATCGAGAGAAATTTCCGCGTCGTACTTTACGAAATCTTTTACTTCTCCGACTTCGATCTTTTCATCGGTTGCGTGAATCAAATCCATTTGGGTTCGCTCCTCTGCTGCATGAGCTTCACGTCGAAGCCAAACTCGCCGGAAAACTGAACGGCCACGTCCCCGGACGGAATCGGGATAAACTGATCGCTTGTCTTGATTCGATAATCGAAGAGATTCGTCGTCTCACCCTTGACGGATACGCGGTAGATCGTGCGCTCGAGCTGGTCGAGAACAATCCGTTCCCCGTCGCCCGCACCCGCGCCCGAAATTCCGTAAAGATTCCCGGCGATATAGATTTGAGGATCTTCGCAAGGCCCGTATATCGTAATGATTGCCGGGGCTTCCGAATGATGGTCGTTATAAAGGATTTTGTTCGCGTATCCTGTGCCGTACTGATAGGGATAGCGGCCATTGTAGCGCTTGCCATACTGCGAAGAATCGACCTCGCCAGCACGAAACGCCTGTGTAACTTCCGTATACCAAAAGGGCGCAAGAACGAGAATCGTCAACGTCTTTTCGAGGAAGTGGAAGCCGCCTCGCCAAGCCTCAATCTTCGATGAAATGCCAAGATAACAAATCAGATATTGACCGTCGAGATAAAGGCGGCCCGGCTTGCCTCGAGTTATGTCGGCCTCTGTTGCAGCGTGTAGAGCATTGAGAGCCTCGATACACTCTTCGCGCGATCTCCCTCGAATCGAAAGGCCGATTGATTTCTCGATCGCCGGGCGCGAAAAGCGATTGAGCCGCGATCCGTAGCCGTTGGGTTTATGGCTGAGAGAATACGACCATGTAAAATCCCGCAAATCGCTTTCTTTGACGCGGATGTTTGCGCCATCGAAGCGAATTTGGGTTCCTTGGCTGTTCTCGTAGAAAATACCTTTCGTCATAACACTTCACGCACCAATCTTGCGAAATCGCGTTCGTCAACTTGCATAGTGAAATTCAACTCCTTCATTACGCGAGCAAAGAGAGCCGCGAGACGGTCGATCGTTTCGTCTGAAAGGTCGATCGTGCCGGAATTCGAGGATTTGCTCGAAAGCGGGGTCACGACGGTTCGGCCTCCCTGCTGAGAGATCAATTCGGGGCCAGCTTCCGCGACGATTGCCATACCCGAAAGGAGTTGACCGCCGGAAGCAAGGAGCGGAATTTCAGGAATAGAGAAACCAAGCCGTTTCCCGCCGACAAGGGGAACCCAATCGGGAATATTGATAGCGAGCTTGTTAATTCCGGCGATCGCGCCGTTAATGATCGAGATAACGGCGTTAATCGGCGCTTTGACAAGGTTTCCCAAGAGGGAAAACACATTCCCGAAAATAGAAACAATGCTCTCCCATGCGCCCTTCCAATCGCCAGCGAAAACCGATTTGATAAAATTGATAATGCCGGAGAAAATTCCTTTGATATTCTCCCAAATCGACTTCACGCTCTCGAAGAAGCTCGAGAACACGCCCGTTACCGCTGTGATAGCCGCCGTCCATGCAGCGAGAAAAACAGATTTGATATAGTCGATCCACGATTGGAAAACGTCGACGATTTTTTGAACAATACTCTTCACGCCTTCCCAGAGAGCAGAAAGCGCGGAAGCGATCGCCTCGAAGGCTTGCTTGAGCCAATCGACAAGGCTTTGGAAGGTCGACTTGATCCATTCCCAAAGGTTCTTCACAAGATCGCGGAACCACTCGCATTTGTTCCAAAGAACGGCAATGATCGCAATAACCGCCGTGATTGCGGCGACAATCGGGTGGGCGGCGATCAAACTCACGAAGGAACTGAAAATCTTTCCGATACTCTGAATCCCGGACGTGATTTTCGGAACGAATGCAATGATCGAAGAAACGCTTGTGGAGAGCTTGCCAAGGATGATAAGCAAAGGCCCAATAGCGGCCACGACGGCGGTTATAATGAGCAGAATCTTTTGTTCTCCTTCGGAAAGTCCCGTAAACCACGCGGAGAACTGCGTCACAAGGCCCTGAACCCATGTGAGAGCTTGCATCAGGAAAGGGAGAAGGACTTCGCCAAGGCTCGAAGCTATCGACGTTATAGAGCGTCCCAGCGCTTCAAAAGACACATTAAAACCCGAATACATGGTTTCCTGCATCTGCGCCATTGTGCCGCTTGTAGTGCCAAGAGAGGCGTTTGTCGACGTGAGGGCTTGCACGGCGCTAACGCCCAAATCTTCCCATTTTGTGCCGTAGAGAGCAACACCGATTTCGTTCTGTTTGACAGAATCCTGCATTGAGAACAGCGCGGTATTTACCATCTGCATGGCCTGAGTAGCCTGATCGCCGCCCGCTGCGAACATAGCGGTCATTTGTTCAGCGTCGAGGCCAAGCGCGGTAAAAGCGGCTTTTGTAGCGTCGGAATTGTCCTTTGTGCGAATGCCGAACTCTTTCACAACGTCGTTCAGATAGTCGATCTGAAACGCGCCATTCTGAGCGCCGGAATACATAACGTCGAAGAATTCCGTCGCGGTATAACCAA